GACTAAATGAAGATGAGAATGAAAAATCAATTGATGATATTGTTGTAAATTCTACATCAGAAAAATCAGTAGAACCAACTATCATACCCTCACTTAAAACCATAGCATAATCAAAATCAGGTTTTACATCATCACCAACACCAGTTGCGGGTACTAATTGAAATACATCCATTGTTACAGATGCTGGTATAATATTTTTTGGTTTGTATCCTAATGAGTTTACAATATTAAATAAGTTTACATTCTCTTCTGCCGTACTTAATAAAGATTCTCTTAATTGTGTATCTGTATAAAATGATAATACATCACCTACATATGATGCCATTTCCATAAACATCATACCAGGAGATGATTCGTTAAAATCGTTAAATGTATTTGGGAAATAATTTTTAGAAAACTCAACTAAGTTTTTTCTAAATTCACCAAAATCTCTACCGATTAACGATACATCCTTTTGTACTAAATCTGATTTCTTTTTGTTTGCCATATCTTAAACCTATTCTATTGTACTTCCAGCTGAATCATAAAACACTGTTATTTGTTGGTTTGCACCTTGCTCTGTAACTCTAAACCTTAATTGAATTTTTACAAAATTTCTATCAGGTTCTGTTTTAACATCTATATTGTCAATAACTATATAAGGTAACCAAAATTTAATATCTTCTGAAAGAGTATCTGAAATTCTTTCGTTCAAATCTAAATCAATATTTTCAAAAAGCAGAGAATATACATCCGACCCGAATAAAGGTTGAAATGGTCTTTCACCTTTTCTGGTCAATAATAGATTCTTTAAATTAGATGTTGCTTGCTCTTCTGTTGTAAAACTTTGAGCAAATAATCCATTGGGTTTACCGAATGGTAATTTGATTCCAACTGCTACATCTTTTTCAAAATCTATTGGATTATAGAAAAAAGTTTTTCTTTCTTTAGCCATTTAACTATCTTCCCTTTTTCTTATCAATCGCTTTCATCAATTGAGAATAATCTTTTGTTATAGCACCCATCACATTAGCCACTTCAGGATTAGATGTATCAATAGGTCTACCATCGATATCTTGTGTTGGTGCTGCACCTTGCATAAATCCTTGCGCTTGATTGGATGTATATGGATTTGCATCTAAGTTTCTCCACTCACCACTCTCAGCTACATCATTTAACATCTCATTTAACATTTCATTCTTAACAAATGTTTTTGGTTTAGATGTTTTTTTATTTTCTTCTATTGCTAAAATCTTCCCCATATCAAGTTCCAATGGGTCTACTTCAACCTTTTTAGATTTGATTTCTTTAATAATCGGTTTCTGAGAATTCTTTATCTCTTTAAGCATAGGTTTTAGTTCTTCACGAACTACCTTTCTTACGATTACTTCCAATAATTGTGCTAAATCTCTTGCCTTCATAATTTCTACTTTATATATAAATATTAAAAACTTTCTTTTTACACCAACCCAATCCAAGGTTGTGGTGATGGGAATGGTGGTAGTGGTGTTGCTGGACTTCCAGGTGTTACTAATTCTGTATGTAAACCACCGACTGTTGTTAAATGAATTGTAAATGCATTTACTAATTTAGTAGCAAATGGTATTCCATATGGTATCTTTTGTGGTGCATGTGTAAATGCTTTTAACAACCCCGCTTTAAGTCCTGGCACTACTCCACCATTGTTTATGATATGTGTTATCGGTGCAGGTACTCCCGCCGTTCCAGTTGATAATCCAATATTAACTGGGTGAAATGGTGTTGGGGACATTTTAGTTTGCAACCAATAGGTTGAGGTTGTTTGGGCCCAATCTGAAAAATGATTTAGTTTAGGTCTACCTTCAGATTTTTTTATATCATCTAAAGTTTTTTTGATAGCATTTTTAATTGGAGTGTATGGTTTCGGAGCGGATGGGCTTGGCATATAACCTAATACTAATGGCATATTACCCGGATGAACAAGTGTATTGGCAGTTTTTACTGCTTTATGATACTCCGATGCTATCTTCTCTGCAATTTCATCGTGAGTTTTTTTTGATGATGTAGAATTAAGATAGTTACCTACTGCTGGTATGAATGTGGGCCAAAGTGCGGGCATAATATTATTGTTTCATTTTTTGTATATCACTTAATATCTTAGAAACCTTACTAGCGTTAGTAGCAGGTCCAGTCGGTCCAACACCAGTTGCATATGTTGCTTTAGCTGATGTTAAATCTGTTAACTCACTCGCTAACTTTTCTATCAATGTGAATAGTTTATCCATTTCCATCTGCCAACCTGGCGTTGCGTTTATGATATCTTTCTTTGCAGCTATAATAACATTTTCTTTTCTAGCATTTAAAAATAACCTATCCGAATTTAATATGATTTGAGGTTTATTATACGATGATGGTTTAGTTGCAGGTCCGATTCCTTTTTGAGCTGGTGTTAGTTTTATTTTTTGTGATGAACCTAACCATATAGATGATAGGTCTTTATTAACATCTTCTATAATGAATTTGTTATAAGAACCACCACTCTTTCTACCATTAGCTAAAATAGTAATCGGGTCATTATCTGTAGATGAACTCCACGATGGTTTCTCAGATGTTTTACTTCCTTTAGGAGTATATCCAAATCTCATTGAGTGTCCGAATCTACCTTCTAACAGAACATCACCAATGAATGGTTGAATTGAACCTACATCAGTTCTTTCTGAAAACCCTGCTCCTAATTCAGAACTACTACCACCACCACTTATACTTGGAATACCAACAGCCGCTGCTGCATATCCTGCTACTGCTGATGCTGCTGAAAGTAGTGTTTTAGAAGTTGGTAATGCGTTATTGTGAGGATTCTTTTGTATTGATACTGGATTGAGATAATAATATGTTGTATTAGAATTTCTTTTATCAGGTGAAGATTCGCCAGATGCACCCTGCATTATAATAACAGTTTCACCAATCAATGGAATCCTTCTCATAGACATATCCATTGGATATGCTTTTATTTGTTGGTTAACTGTAGTTTGATTATACGCTTGAATTGCATATAATTCATTTACATCATTATCTTTAAGATTTATTCTTTTAACAGTAGCTACTGTTATCTTACCTTGGCGAGCCATTATTCCTCTCCCTCTTCTGTCTTACTTAGAGCGTCAATCTGATTATCGATTGCTTTTGCGTTTTCCAAAAGTTGTTTTTTCTCATCATCGGATAATCCGAACCCGCCCTCTTCAGATGAGTTAGCATCTTTCAACATTCGTTGAACAATCGCTGCTAACTTTACAATCTGTTCATCGTTTTTAATTGATACTTCCATATACTCTTTAATCAAAGGAACAATCACCGTCGCATCTTGTAGATTCTTTACTAATGGTTCTAATTGTGCGATAAGAAGTTTTAGTTGCCTATCCTTCTTTTTAGAATTGTTATAAACATCAGACATAATATCTGCAAATGTTTTTCCTTTAAATAATTCAGTATCCTTATCCATTACTATCCTTTAATTTATATCTTAGAGATAATGAGCCTTTTTGATTATATTCGGTATATAACTCTACATAAATACCTTTTAGTTTACCAACTACTTTTGTTATATACTGAGTATGTACACCCGTTCTCTCCCTAATAAGTATGTAGAGTGCCTTCTTATTGTACGAATATAAATCATATCTGTTCTTAAATAATTCATTTATTGAATCAGCTATTGCTCTATCTCTATCTTTTAAAAATATTTCATACAAATGATAATCTATGTATTTTGTATAGTGGTCAATAAAATCTGATTTTGCTTCTTTGTTGTTTTGGTCTACAATCTCATTTACAATATTACGAGAACTATCAATATACTTTACTTCTGTTTTTGATTTCATCCTAGCGTAGTTTGCGTTATTCTCATTGAATAAATAATTTCTTGCTACTACTGTGAAATAGGAAAATGCTCTACCATTCTCACCATTGAACTTATGAATCTTTTCATTCAAAAATGCAACTACACTTGCTTTTACATCCTCATATGGTACATCAAAGTAATATGTTTTGTAAGTGTGGATTACATTTTCTGCTAACTTATCAAATGGATAATGAATGAATCTGTTATAGATTTTGTTCTTTAGTTGGTTATCATCACAACCATTATATGCGTTGATTGCGATTTCGGTGATTTTGGTAAAATATCTTTTACTCCTTTTTCTTCTTTTTCTAGGCATTCGGGTTTATTTCATTGTTTAACTTATCTAATGCAGTTTGTATTTCTTTAAATACAAAACCACTTTCATCATCAGCTTCGAAAGAACCAATTCTATCTACTTCTTTCATTCTAGCTAATGCTCTTTTTACAGAGTTCTCTACAGAATCCAACACTTCATCCTGCTCTTCAATACTATCTTCTAACTTTTCAACTTTACGGAGTAAGTTCCATACTATATAAAGTAAGATAAATATTATTACCAATGGTAAAACTATGTGTTGTGTTATTTCCATATTAAGCCTCTTCTACTTCACCAAATATAGATTTAAAATCAATCTTCTCTGGCATTTTTACGTTTTCTAATTTTTGTTTCTTAGCTGGTCTACCACCTACATTCTTTGTAGTAACTTCACCTTGCTTCATCTTCATCCATCTTTCGTTTTCGAATCTAGCAGCCATAATATCAGCTTGGTGCATTACAAAAGGTAATCCAGTCTTTAGTGCGTTATCTTTATTATATGAGATATAATATTCTTTATTAGATTCATCATATAATCCATCAGTAAGTTTGATACCTATGTATTCAACTTCTGAGATTTTGATTCCGAAATGATTCAACATCCAAAATGTTCTATCATTCAGATTCATCCAATGCATTGATGGGTTGGTTTTGTAAATCTTTCCTTGATTCTCAACATGCCATTGTGAATCATTTGGGATATACCAACTCTCATCAGCGTTACCAACTTTACCTAAGTCGTGGTGAAGGGCTGTAAAGATTACAGTTTCCTTATCGTATCCACCATCACCGATTCCTAACTCAGTATGTAAATCAAATACCTTAACTGCGTTTAGAGTAACTCTAAGTACGTGGTCAATGTATCCACCAGCAAATGCGTTGTGGAAGTGTTCCGTTGAGGATGCTGGAGTTAGAACAATTCTATCTTCAAGATGGTCGTACATCTTATTAAGAGATTCCAATCTCTCACCTGTAAAGGTTTGGTTAATTAATTTTCTGAACTTTTCGTAGTTCTCTTTGATTTTATTTTCATCTAAAATATGTACCATAATTTAATTTTTATTTGTTAACTAATTGATTATCAATGTGTTGTGATGATAGTGATAGTGTAACTGATTGATTATCAGACACTTACGCTTCATCTAATATAGATAAGAACTCACTCTCTCTATAAATGTTATATGTTTTACCACCATTCTTATGTTTGAATCCAGTTCCATCTAACAGAACTATATCACCAACTTTGGTGCTCATTGGTATTGATACACCATTTTGAGTGTATAGCCCAGTACCAACTGCTACTACTTTACCCATCATTGTGGTATCTGAACCTGATGGTTTGTATAAACCACCTTTTGTTTTTTCATCGTGTCTTTTAACGATTTCTACTACTACTCTATCCCCTAAAGGTCTATAATTGTATTCCATAACTTAAACTATTTTATCTATGATTCCTAATTCTAATGCTTCTTCTGCTGATAAGAAGTAATCACTTCTCTGATTTTCTTTCCAAAACTTCTTATCCTTTTTTGTAACTTCCGCCATAAGGTTATTACAATCATCTTCTAATTGTTCTGCGAACTTAGCGTTTGATTTAATATCTTCTAACTTACCAAAATTCATTGTTGATAATTGGTGAACCATAACCTTAGAGTGTTTTGATGCTGCTCTAAGACCTGTACCACATGCTAATAGTAATGCTGCAGCACTCATAGCTGAACCTCTACAAATAATGTTTGTAGAAATATTATCATCCTTCTTTATGGTTCTAATGTAATCAATCAATCCTAACGTTTCTACAACATCACCACCTGGTGAATTAAGTAGAATGTTAATTGATTTTAATTGTGGGTTTATTTTTCTGAGTAATCTCACTTTAGATATTGTATCAAATATCATACCTTGACTAATCTCATCTTGCACTAATACTATGTTTGATTCAATATCAATTCCATAATCAAACTCTCTGAACTCTTGAAAGTGTCTATCTCTTTCGGATACCTTCGGAACATCATATGCTGGTTCTACGTTTCCAGCGGTTGTTGATGTTCTACCATCATTATATAAATCACTCATATGCTTTTTATAACTATTTTTTATGTTAAACTTATGTAAATATACAAAATTATTTTTAGAATACCAAATCTTTTAATAAGTTTTTATATCATCATTATCAGTTTCTAAATCAGTTTCATTTGCGTAAGTTCCATCTGAATATGGTTTTGAAAACTCTCTATAGATTCTTTCATCTTTTTTCTTAACTGATTCTTCTACTTCATCTAACTTTTCTAAGAACTCTTTTTTTTCCATTCGTTCTTCATCTTTAGGATATACTTCTACGTTCCCTGCAGTATCTTCTACTTCCCACTTATCAGAAACTTTTTCGGTAGCAAGAATCTCTTCGTTTCTTTTAATCATTTCTTCTTGATTACGTTTCTTTTCATTCATCATCGTATGTTTATGCAACATCTTATTTCTTTCTTTATAGTAATCCTCTAAATCATCTTCTTCTTTTCTACCATTACCAAAGAACTTATTTACTGCGATTACCATAGCTATTGCCATCGGGTCGAATACGAATACAATCATTAGAGTAAACCAATTCACAATTACATCCATTGACTTACCTGTAATGTTAGCCATATATCTTAGTGGTCCAATCTCTGCTGCTACTTCATTGTTTGATTCTAAATCTAAAATCTGTAAATCTAATTTAGTAATCGAATCGGTTACAGTTTCCATCTTAATGGATACCCTATCTCGTTGGTCTTTCATATCTTCTAACTGAGCCGTAAGAACTCTACGAGTAGATGATGAGGTTGTGGTGATGATTCTACCTAACGAATCTGTATATTGTATAGTGTTATTAGATAATCCTTTAGTAAGTTCTGTAATTGAATTATTAAGTTGATTACGTTCTATCTTATAACCTTCTAATGATTCTGAGAATCTATCTCTTTTCATTTCAACTACAGCGACTTGTTTATCTACAATAGTTAATTGGTCGGCAGTAGTTTGATATGCTGATGTTAAGAATCCATATATACCTGCTGAGGTTATAATCATTAAGATAGCTACACCTAATGTAAGATATGATTTTAAGAGTAATCCTAATTTACTCCAATGGTTATGTAGATATGATGCTACAATTAATTTAGCTAACTCTAATGCTGAAGCCATTATGATAACTTCAAACTTAGCACCAGCAAATAAAGAACTTAATCCAAATACAGAATAATACGCTGCCGTACCTGCTAAAGATAGTGTAGAAAACACCATCAAAAATCCGAATCCAGTTCTTTTAGAAAAAAAGTTTTTAACAATACTCATATTTTTTCCTGTTTTCACGTTTTATTAACTTCGTGTTTTGTATTTATTACAAATATTATTATTCAATAATAAGTATTAGCTTGCAAGACAACCTAATAATCTATAACAATAAGTATTAAAATAATTAGAATTAATACTAAAACAAGCTCAAACCCATACTATGCTTTCGCCTGAACATACTCTAAGATAGAGAGTTCTTTAGCTTTAGCTTCTACCATAATATCTACATCTAATCCATAAGTATTAGGAACTTCTGAGATATAATCTGAATGTGCTTGAGGTTTCAATTTATCATTACTCTCATGCAATGCTTTGGATTCTGAATAGTGAACTACAGGTACAATATCTTTAGGCCAGGTAGAAACTGCTAACTTCAGTGCTTCTTCCTCTGATAAATCTCCAGTACAAAATTTGTGGTGGTGATAATCGAATACAATAGGAATACCAATACGTTCATGTATGTACATCAAATCTTTTACTGAATACATACTAGCCTTATCATCGTTCTCTACAGTCAAACGTGTTTGTACGGATTCAGGCAGCCTCTCAAAGTTCTTACAAAACCTATCCATAGCAGAAATCTTATCACCATACACACCATTACAATGAATATTGATTTTGTTGTAAGGAGTTCTACTCAATCCCATCATATCAAACACTTCTCCGTGATTAGATAAATCAGTAATAGTATTTTCTACCACATGCTCACGCGGAGATACCAATACATTGAAAGGGCCAGGATGGGTTGTGATACGTTGATTGTATTTCTTAGCAAGATGTCCAGCACCCAACAACAGATTAGATATCCGTTGGTAATGTGGCATATCTTTGAAATCATATTCAGATGCCCAAGGAAATATCTCAGAACTCAACCTAAAGAAGTTGATACCATTCTGATGATTCCATTTGATAATCTCTACTAAATCTCTGGCGTTTTGAATTCCCAACTCTGATGCGTAAGGAATACCTTTTTCTAAAAAGGTTTTTTTAATCATACTACGATTTGTAGTGATTTTGGGTTTCTGTTTACCCAATGTCATGTTGATACACGCATAACCTAAATTCATATGTTACAATTTTTAATTATTATTATACTACTAATATACAAAAAAAAGGGGACTTATACAAGCCCCCTATGTTAAGAAATTGTTAAATATCTTCCCACTCTACATCCGTAACTTCTTCACAAAAATAATAGTAAGGTTCTTTTTTGAATACCTTATCAGAACCTAAGTGCTCTTTCCACGTAGGTACGATAGGTCTATCAGCAATTCGAATCTTTCGTTGTACTATCCATAGAGTGTTATTTATATTTAAAACCTCTTTACAGAACACTATCTAACGGATACTTCAATTACTTTAGCCTTCTTTTCTTCTACTTTTGGAATCGATACAGTCAATACACCATCTTTTACAGTAGCTGATGTTTTAGATACATCCCAATCCTCTTGGATATTATACCTTTTGTTGAAAGTTCTCTTTTCATTATCACCTTCAATAGAAAGAACTGTATCTTCTACCTTTACGTTGATATCTTTTTTGGATAAACCTGGCACATCAAACTCCATAGTTAGTACATCGTTATCAATTTTCATATTACGAGTCTCTCTTTGGGGTTGGTTAAATACCTCATCCATTAAATTCCATGCGTTGTTCATTGTTAAAATCATTTTTATTCCCTTTTTATAGTTAAACAATTAATTTCTTTTGATTACTATAGTACCAATTGTGTACCAAAGGGAAATATTAGTATTTTATATGACAATTTGTCAGTTCAAACATTTAGAGTATGACAATTTGTCAATTAATTGAAAATGGTGGGCCGTTTCCTATGAGTTTATAAGTAAGAATAACATTCCAAGGTTCGTATTTTGTAAACTCTATTTTCTTATTCATTAGAATCATACCATTCATTTGTAAATCGTTTGCAACCTTTAGTAAAATTTCTAATGTTGGTCCAATGATATTGATATAATCTGAATCAGTTTGTTTTACAAACTCAATCTTAACTTCACTTCTTTCGGTTTCGAAATCCCATATATCACTATCCTCTTCATCATCATCCATATCAGCAGCGGCTTCACCCAACTGCTTAAACATTTCACCCAATTCTTTTTCTTGCCTATCCAACTCTTCCATCTCATTGTGGATTTCCATATAGGAAAACTCACCAATCATCAAATCGTATAAGTACAATAACTTATCCTCATCTTCCAATGTTTCGAAAAAGTTGTATTCTGCTTTATCCCAATATGTTGATTCAGCCATCTCCATCTCCTATTTATTAAAATCTTTAATAATATCTCTAGTCAACCAAGCGGGTTCGCTTGTGAAGTGTTTGAAATAAGGTTCACTAATGAGATACAATTTAAGATTAAGATATTTTCTTTCATCGGTATCATCGGTTGATAGGATATCGATTATCTTTTGTCTGTATGGTTCATCTATGTAGTGTATGCTCATCTAATTATATATATTGGGGTTTAATACTTTCGTTTATGGATTTGGTTCATAAATATTAAACAATCTTTACTTAGAGCTTTTTTATCTTTTTGAACAATCTCTATACAGAGTTTTAAAAATTTATGAATATGTGGTGGGTGTTCGGAATCTAATAACTCCAAAACTCTATCTTGTAGTTTATGGATATAATCCGAATTAATACTGACGTTGGATGATATATAACGTTCTGTCATATATCGTTCTGAAAACCATTGATGTGGTTTGGCATCCGTTTCAACTGCTTTCTTATATACAGTAGAAACATATTCGTTTAATGAAAGAATATCAGGAACAGTTTCTGAGAAATGTTTATAGTTGACCCAATTACGAGCCTCATTCATTTCTTCATCACCCATTCCTAATTCTTTAAATAAATCGGATGCTTTCATTGGTTTGTTTTAATCAAACATACCTAGCTGAATCTTTCTTCTATGTACTTGTTGTGCATCTAATAATGTAGTGAAGATTTTATTACACTCACTCCACGTTAAATCAACTCTTTGGTTTCCAACAACAAGCGTTCCTATAGGTCTGCTTTTATCTTTATAATTTGCTTCAGTTAGATGTTCACCCATTTCAAAATCAATTGAGTTATAGTTCTTTCCTAACTGCTTTAGTTTATCTCTATCTTTTTGGTGGGTTGCTCCACCTTGATTTACTCTACCTCTCGGCTTTCCTGAATATCTTTTCATTGTAAGAATATTTTAATTATTTAACTATTTGTCAATAAATATAAAATAAACTTTAATGAAACTATATTACTTACGATTTCTTTTAGAAATCCTTGCGAACTTAGCTTCAAATGATTTTAAGTCCATTCTCTTAGGATGAGTTCTTTCAATGTTCTGATTAACTCTCATAGTTTCAGCCATCCAATACCACGCAGCCGCTACAGTCGCTTGTGGTGGTATCATATACTCCTTCTGTAATCCGTTACCAACACCATCCGATACGAAAAACTTTCCATCGGATGTTCTTTGTGTTGAAGCTTTTGGGTATGTGTTTAAAACTTTCTTCTTTAATCTTTTGAACTTTGTTTTATCAATTTCCATTTTCTAAATGTTTTTTAAATGATTTGGATAATCGGCTATCTATAAACGATGTTACACTATTGTCATCAACATACAAATCTTCTACTACCCTACCATCTTCAGTTTTAACAATATAACGATAACCCTTAACTGTCTTTTGTCTTTCTGTAACCGTACCTACTTTGTTCTTACCAAAGACAGATACGATTACAGTTTCATTAGTGTTATACGATACCATATACTTAACTTATAACTTTTATGATTCTAGTCTCTAATACCGATGTTACTTCGAATTCAACAGAATCGTTTTTGAACTCTTCGTGAACTTTAGTTTCTGCATCCGTTACCGATACTGCGTGTACTAAATATTCTTCTACGTTCTTCTTTTGTCTACCTTTGTCATCTTGCGTAATGACTTTTACTTTAGCTTTGTAATACTTCATGTTTACTTTTTTAGTTATTAAAATTAATGTTATACTTCTCTGATAATTCGGTTTCAGTAATTAATGCGTACTCACCATTACATTCACCTTGCTGCATATCTTCTACAATAGTGTGAAACCATTGAACCATCTTATCACCATCGTGCTGTCTGCCTGCTGGGATAACCATTAGTTGCATTGGTATCATTCTATTCTGATACGACTTCCATAATCGAGGACCAATCTCATCAGGTCCCTTTCCGAAACGTTCTCTCAAATGAGAATAATACGCTTCATCCATTTCATCCCACTCATCGTAGTTTGAAAATTCTTCATTGGCCTCATCAAACGCTTTTGCCATAGCTTCTTTTTCTGATTCCGATAACTCACCCCAAAAATCTTTAGGGATAAGATTTTCATCTTTTAAATCTTTATTCATTTTTATAATCTTTATTTAATACAAATCCACTGTTACCATTTTCTGTAGTAACTTCTTTTACCAATCCCTTACTTTCTAATTCATCTAAAGTAGTATTGATATTTTCTTTAACAATCTCTCTACTAACGATTTCAGCAAACCCTATGAATCTATTTATACATTCTTCAGTTTCCTCATACGTTATATGTTCAGTAGCTTTGTAAAAGCGAGGCCTGAACTTATGTTCATCAATCCACTCATTATCGAAGAAACCATCTTCGTTAAGTAGGTTGATTACTAATTTACACATATCTTTATTGCTTTTCATAATAATATTTTTATCTAATATACAAAATAATTTCTTAATTTCCAAATAAACCCCCACCTAATTTGGTGGGAGTTCTTTGGGAGTAATCAAGAGTAATAATTAGAATGGGTTAGAGATATCAACATCTTCAGTTGAATCTCCTTCCACGTTGAATAAATCTTCTTCTTCAGTAGAACCAACAAACTTCTGAACGAATTGTTTGATGAAAGTTCTTTCTGATTGTGCTCCACCCGCATCATCGAACAATGGGTAGATAGTAATTTCAGCGGCCTCAGCCAGATTGAATCCATCGTAAAGTAGTGAACCAATCTCAACAGCCGTTCTAGTCGATAGTGAGTTTGAAAGAGTTGGAACTTCTTTCTTAACATCGTTTCTAGTCATCGAAGTAATCTTAGCTACATTCTGTAGAACAACCTCATCAACCGAAGGATACATCATCTGAAGTAATGAAGTTTCTTCATCAGAAGTTAGAGTATCCATTTCGATGATTGTGAATCTATCAACGATAGCTCTATCCAATTGTCTAGTCGATGTGTACTCATTACCGATGTTAGCCGATGCGATGAACGAAACACCATCAGCCACTTTGATAACAGGCGAATCAGCGGCCTCATCCAATCTGAGGTATCTTTGTCCCGCATCCAATACGGTCATCAGAATATTGTGAGCCTCAGGGTGTGCTCTACTAATCTCATCCAATACAATAACGGTGTTTGGAGTTTGGATAGCTTTCACAAAAGGTGATGGTGAAAAGACCGTACCTTTCTTAGTATCGAACTGAGTATTTCCGATAAGAGTAGCTCTCGGGTCTTGCGTTGAACCCAAATTGAAGATTTCCATATTGTAACCATCAATCGAATTAGCCGCCGCCTTAGCCGCCATAGTTTTACCACAACCAGCAGGCCCGGTCATCATAATATTTTTACCTCTCAGAATGTTTCTGATTAGGTACTTCCACTTTAGTGGATTCATAAACAACATCTGTGGTTTCAAACCTTCAGATTCATTGTGAATAAACTTTAGGAAATCTTCTTCCATTGGTTTATCTGCAACTTCCATAGTTGGTTTTTGTTTCATTTGGTATTGTTCGATACCACCATTAGGTTTGTTGAAGTTAGTTACAGGTTCAGAACCATTGAACTTCTCACCTGGCACTCTGTTAAATTCAACAGAACCTTCAGTAAGGTTACCTTTAATCCTAGCTTTGATACAATACTTAGTTGGATTGTTAGCTGCCGATACACACCTTTTGTATAGTGATGTACCAACTTCGTTTAGTTGTGGAACTAAGAACTCAGTTCCAGCGGAATCAATAAGGATGATTTCCTTATTCTCATTTTTCTTCGCCTGAAGAAATACTGCTCTTTGTGATTTGTTACTCATAAATTTTAATTTTAAATTATTACTCTTATCAATTATTACTCTACTAAAGTACGAATTTTATTTTACAATTCCAAATTTCTAATGTTAAGAAATTGTTAAATCTTTTACTGAAACAATTTGTTCAATGTTTTAGTTAGCGCCATCAGATTCGTACAATCTACTGATGTTGCTGATTTACCATACATAGCTTTGAAGTTATCGATACCACCTTCGTAACCTTCGTAAACAAAGTATGAAAGAACCTTAACGCCGGCCTGTTGGATTTTCTTAACCTGATTAGCCGTATGTTGAACAGCTGCCTGCCCACCATAATCGATATCTCTGTTAGAGAAACCTGGCCATCCATCTGAGAAGTTGATGAAGTAAGAATCAACACCTTTGTTAGTTTTGATGATATCATCTAACACAGTTTCAAAACATAAACCTTCAGGAGTAGTTCCACAAGGATTAAGGAATTTGAACAATTGTTGAACCTTAGAAAACTTATCTTTTCTACTATCGTATGCAATCAACATTAGTGGTTGACATTGGTTGTTATCATGCTGAATACTTCTGTAAGAAATAACCACATCAAGATTAGAGGTCATCGATGCTGCTTTAGCGATAGCCACTGCGGATGTTTGAGTTTGTTTCCACTTACCACCACCCATTGATGAACTAGCATCAATCGAAATGTGAACCAACGCTGGATTGTGTTTGTTGATGATGGTTTGGTCAAAGATTTGAACATTACCCATACCCAACTCATGCAACAATCTGCCTGAGATTTTACCATTCTTCATTCTCGGAGTAACCAAACTTCTTTCCTCATTTCTGAGTTTAAGTTTCTTACCCAATACAGTACCCAAAATAATACCTTTGTTAACTGCTTCAGAGTTTCTATCAACAGCCCAAGAGTAGTTAGATAACATACTAATCATATCAGAATCAACCAATTGTTTAGTGTAGTTTCTTACAACCATTACAGGAGTTTGTTTATCAGTTCTGTAGTATCTGCCTGATTGGTAATCTTTACCAGCCAACTTTTCTTCGATACCACTCTTAACCAAAGTA